CTAGGAATCATAGCGATAATCTTGATTTTTACGGCGTTCGGGATAGCAGGGCAAGGTGATTACGAAGAGGCGCTCCTGATCGAGCAGGAGTATTGTGAAATGGTGGATTTGTGGGGGCAAACCAATGGCAGAGATGGGCATCCAGACTGGCGAAAACTTTATCAGCAAGCTTGTACGGGCGACTGATGACGAACTAGAAGACTGGATTATTGCAATCCAAGCCGCACAAGCAATGGCAACACGGCATCAGGAAGATATGGCCGTACTAACAAACTTCAGGGTCGTACCGCTTGCAACTAACAAAGAGCCGCCCTTAGAAATTATCCGTTATTGTCCCTGATGGTGTGAGACATTGCCCGCTTTATGCGGGCTTTTTTTTGCCCTATCCCTACATGATGTATAATATGTCGCGGGGGACACTATATGTTGCAAACAGTAACTATAGATTGGCGGCCCGTATTAGAGGGCAGTATGCCAAGGCACGAAGGTAACTACTTGGTCGCATTCGATGACGGCGCAGTAGAGACCTTCCCCATGTCAGACCAAGACATTAAACGCGGAGAGGTGAGAGACGGGCTAACACATGGCCTTTATTGGGCCGAAGGTATACCGTCGCCTTTATAAAATATGAGTCTATCAATCGACTATTTACCGACTACGGACTTGCTTCCTTATGCAATGAACTCTCGAACTCACTCTGACGATCAGGTGGCGCAAATAGCCGCGAGCATTAAGGAGTTCGGCTTTACCAACCCCATACTTATTGACGACGCCGCAGGCATTATCGCAGGGCATGGTCGTCTCATGGCGGCAAAGCGTTTAAACCTAACTGAGGTGCCAACGATTACCCTTCAGGGGCTCACAGAGGCGCAGAAAAAAGCCTACGTCATTGCTGATAACAAGCTGGCGCTAAATGCGGGTTGGGATACCGAAGCACTGACGGCAGAGTTAAAGCGGTTGCAGGAGCTAGACTTCAACCTTGACTTAATCGGCTTTGACTCTGATGAGCTTGCGCAACTGCTAGAGCCTGAACAGGTAAAGGGACTTACCGACGAGGATGACGTTCCTGACGTACCTGAGACGCCTGTAACGGTAGAGGGCGATATTTGGGTGCTAGGCAATCATCGGCTTATGTGTGGCAGTGCGACTGACCCTGACGACATTGAAAAGCTGACGCAGGGTGATTACATCGACTTAATACACACTGACCCTCCATATGGCATGAATGCAGTAAGCAAGTCAGCTGTGTTGTCCAAAAACTATGATGGCGACATTCTGGGCGATGACGATGCAACGGTGGCTAAAGACGCATTTACGCTCATTTATTCGCTATACCCAAATGCCAAGCAAATTTGGTGGGGTGCAAACTACTACTGCAGTGCATTGCCTGACAGCGAGTGCTGGCTTGTATGGGATAAAAACAACGGACAAAGCGACCAAACAGATTGTGAGCTGGCATGGGCAAACTTCCGCAGTGTTGTGCGCCAATTTACGCAGGCAAGCGAAAAAACTAACAGGGTGCATCCTACGCAAAAACCTGTGTCGTTGATGGAGTGGATAATTAAGCGATTTAATCTTAGTTCCCGAACGATTGCAGATTTTTTTGGTGGCTCGGGGTCAACACTGATTGCGGCAGAAAAACATGGAATTGACGCATATATCATGGAGCTTGACTCTAAATACTGCGACGTAATTGTTAAACGCTGGCAGAATTACACAGGCAAGAAGGCTGTACACGCTGATACAGGGGAAGCGTTTGATGAGTAAGACGGGTCGCCCTGCTAAGGTATTAGACGATGACCAACTGCGTGAGGTCGAAACCCTAGCGGCTGTACTCAACACAGACCAAATAGCGGACTACTTTGGCATATCGCGCACTACATTTTACGAAATGCGTAAGCGTGATGAGCGTCTTTCCGAACACTATAAAAAGGGACAGGCTAAGGCTATTGCAGGCATTGGCTCAAACCTAATAAGCCAAGCCAAGTCAGGCAACACGGCGGCGGCTATTTTCTACTTAAAGACACAAGCAGGGTGGAAAGAGACACAGCCAGAGGCACAAGACTTACCGCCCGTTGTTATTAAGCTGACACGCGATGATATTGACGAAACCGCAGACTAAGATATTTGATAACAGTACAAGGTTTCGGGTAGTCGTAGCAGGCAGGCGTTTCGGGAAGACATTTCTTAGCACAGCAGAGCTACTAGCCAAGGCACTACAGCAGAAAGATCAGCACGTCTGGTATGTTGCACCTACCTACAAGGCGGCAAAGGAGATAGCGTGGGAGATGCTCATCAGTCAGATACCGCCTGCATATATCTCTAAAACCAATGAGACTGCGCTTACCTTTAGCCTACTGAACGGCTCGACCATATCGCTGAAGGGCGCTGAGAAGCCTGACAACCTACGAGGGCGCTCACTAGACTTCGTTGTACTAGATGAGTTTGCGGACATACGCAAAGAGGCGTGGTTTGAGGTCATCAGGCCGAGCCTATCTGACAGGCAGGGTGGCGCACTTTTTATCGGTACGCCTAAAGGCCGCAACCACTTTTATGACTTGTATGGCAAAGGGGTGGATAAAGATGAGGGATGGAAGTCTTACCAGTATACGACCATTGAAGGGGGTAATGTCCCGTCAGATGAGATTGAGAGCGCGAGAGCTGATCTCGATGAGCGCACCTTTCAGCAAGAGTATGAAGCGCAATTCGTCAACTACAGCGGCGTCATCTACTACAGCTTCAAGCGTGAGGAATCTGTCAGACGACACACTGCTGACTGTAATGTCATACACGTCGGCATGGACTTTAACCTAGATCCTATGTCAGCCGTGCTTATGACGCGTAAAGGCGACACGCTCCATATCTTCGACGAAATCGTCATGTTCGGCTCGAATACAGATGAGATGGTTGCAGAGCTTCGCAGTCGCTATGGAAATGGTACAATAGTGATATATCCTGACCCTGCTTCTCGGCAACGTAAGACGAGCGCAGGGGGCAGGACAGACCTGTCTATATTGCAGAACGCGGGTTTCGAGGTACGCGTCCGAAACTCTCATGCGGCAGTACGTGACAGGATAAACGCGGTAAACAGTCGCCTACTATCTAACGATGGACAGCGGCGGTTATACGTTGACCCTAAGTGCAAGAAGGTGATTGAGTCATTGGAACGCCATACCTACAAGGAAGGCACCAGTCAGCCCGAGAAGGATGGCTTCGATCATATGAATGATGCACTTGGCTATGCGGTTGAGTATTTATTCCCAATCAGAAAGGCGCATCAGCCAATGGCACCGCAGAGGTGGACGTAAATGTATTACGAAGACATTGAATACCAGCACCCCGACTATGAAAACAACATTGCACGTTGGGAGTTTTACCTTCGAAGCTACTTGGGTGGGGAGGACTACCGCGACGGGTCATACCTAACCAGCTACCTCAACGAAGACAAGAACGCCTACAGCAGACGTTTAGCACTGACACCGCTAGACAACCATTGCCGTAACGTCGTGCATGTTTATTCGTCATTCTTGTGGCGGGTACCGCCTATCCGTAACTATCAGCAGATGTCGGGAAGTGTTGACCTCGAAGCGTTTTTGAAAGACAGCAACCTCGACGGGCAGAGCTTCAACAGCTTCATGCGTGAGGCGCAGATATGGTCGAGCGTTTACGGGCATGTCTGGATTATGCTCGATAAGCCACAGTCAATAGCAGGCACACGCGCAGAGGAACTGGCACAAGAGATCCGTCCGTATGTCACGCTGATTACGCCTGAGAATGTGTACGATTGGAAGTACGAGCGAATGCCTAGCGGTCGGCATGAGTTGACCTACATGAAAGTCAGGGAGTCAGTAAACCGTATTGATGGCACAACGACCGAGACGTATTTTCGTATCTGGTCACGCGAAAAAATAGAGCTAGTGCGCTACCACGGTGACGAGGCTAACGTCATTGAGACTATGGACAACCCTATTGGTAAGATTCCCGCAGTACACCTACCCTCTAATCGCTCAGTTGTCCGTGGTTTAGGGATCAGCGACATATCTGACATTGCCTACATGCAACAGGCTATTTATCAAGAGTTATCAGAGATCGAGCAACTGATTCGTATCTCTAATCACCCGACACTCGTCAAGACCTATGACACTGACGCTAGTGCAGGTGCAGGTGCCGTGATCAACATTAGTGACGATATGGATGGCGCACTTAAGCCATATCAGATGCAACCCTCTGGCGCTAACTTAGACGCTATACGTGCCTCTATCGAGGACAAGATTGAGTCAATCAATCGCATGGCACACATGGGCGCAGTGCGTGGCACAGAGGCAATCACGCAGTCAGGCGTGGCTATGCAGACAGAGTTTCAAATGCTTAACGCTAAACTTGCTGAGAAGGCTGACATCTTAGAGTTAGCAGAAGAGCAGTTATGGCAGTTGTGGTGTACGTGGCAAGGCCATAATTTGCATGAGGTAGAAATCAGCTACCCTGACAGTTTTGACATCCGCGACTACGAATCAGAGCTTAGATTCCTACAGCAGACACGCGCAAGCGGCGTCAAGTCTGTCACCTTACTTAGAGAGATTGACAAGAAGATTGCTGACCTCGTACTTGACGACGACGTATTGGCACAGGCGCATGACGAGATTGACACTGCTACGACAGCGGTCGGTGACTTTACTAAAGAAACGCAAATCTATAAGTACCACATCGACAGCGGCCTAGTGACGCCTAACGAGGTGCGCGAGAAAATTGGTCTCGACGAGATTGATGGGGGAGACGAGTTAGTCGAGCCAGTGCAAACAGTGACTGATGGACAGTGAGGAACTCACACGCGCACTAGAACGGGCGACATCGGAGCATGAGCGTCGCCTTTTACGTGCTATGGAGTCCCTGCGTTTAAGGCTCACAGACGCGCTTGCTGGGCTTCCTCTGCGTGACGGTGTGCTATTTGACCTAGACGCGGCACTTGCTCTCAAAACGCAAATAGACGGCCTTGTACGCGATGAGTACCTCACAGTCATTGATGACATTATTCGCGAGTATCCTGACGCGGTAGCACTAACGCAGGAGTTCATGGAGCAGTTTGCAGACTTCCGCGTACCGCAGTCAGTTATTGGACAGCTTCAACAGTTTAGCTTTACGGGCCATGAAGCACTAGCTGATGACTTTGCAGAGGCGCTCTATCAGCAGGTGTATAACAATACGTTATCGGGTACGCCATTCTCT